TTGTTCTTCATCAGATATAGCTCTATGTATTTGATTAGCTATTTGTTTATGTCTTTCTTTAGATAAGCTAGGATTTTGATAATATACTTTCATATAAATACCATTCTTAGTAAATTTTTTACCTTTCTCTACTTTTACTTTATAATCTTTACCTCTATAGACCTTTACTTTATCAGATTTTTTCTTTTCAGCATCTTCATCAACTACACTTTCATTTATAGGTTGATTATCATATACTGGCTTAGAGTATAAATTTAATCTTGCAGTTAAATCAGTAAACTTCATAATAATATTTATTTAACAATGGTAATTTAAATAGCGTTGTAGTGCTTTAGCATAATGAGTCCCTTTATTTTTAAGTTTACTTTTTGCACCTCTAACTTTACTACACGAAAGATTACCTAGACGTCTTTTAAGTATACCAGGCTTAACGGGCTTATGAATATTTTTCTTTTCAGCATCTTCTTCTCTCATCCGCTTAGTTTTACGCTTACTTGCTTCTTTCTTGTTAGTAATATATTTAAAAGCTGCAGTAAGACTCTTTTTCTTTTTAGGGTCCTTTACTCTACCTTTAGCTGCTCTTACTCTTTGATGTATTAAGTTAATAATTTGCGACTGTCTTGCATGTGACTTACTCTTGAAAGAAGATTTATTTAGAGTATCTCTTATATCTGATACAGAACTAAACTTTACACTTACAGTATCTTTAGGATTTTCATCAGTATAAAGCCTTCTACTTGAACCTTTTGGTTTTTTACCAGTTCCTTTTTTAGGTTCTTCAGCATTTTCACTTTTACGTTTTTTCCAGTTTACTCTTTTTGAGCTTTTCTTTTTATACATCTTACCCTTTATGCTTTTACATTGAGCTTTAGTAGGTCTGCATGCAGGGTAACTACCTCCTGACTTTTTAGATTTACGTCCGCAAGGTCCACCCGTCTTACAGTTTATCCACCCCTTAAACTTTTTACCAGTTTTAGGATCAGTTCCTCCTCTTTTAAACCATTGACGAAGAGAATCACTTGCTTCAAGTATTTCTTTTTGATTCATTTTTTCTTCTTCCAGATTTTACCTCTCCTACACCTAACTATAGCGCCAGACTTATATGCAGAAGTTTTTTTACCATATACTGAATCAGCTTTCCTCTTACATCTATCCTCTGCTTCTTCCTCTTTATACCCCTTCTTTTTATAATCTTCAATCTCCTTTTTATTACCAGGAGGTAACTTTACCCCTAACTTTCCATCTGGACTTCTTAACCTGACATGCTTTGCAAACTCTTTTTTAACTTCATCAGCATATTTTTTTGAAAACTTTTGCTTTACTTCATTATCTTCTTCCCCAGTAGCGAAGTTAATACCTTTCTTATTCTTCTTCTTTTTTCTAACTGAACCTTTTCTCGTTTGTACGCTGCCTAATACTTTAGGTCTTCTTGCATCTCCAGGCGCATAAGTATCTCCTGAGGTTGGACTCTCTGGGCTATAAACAGGCTTTGCTGGAGTACCTAGAGCACCTCCCGCTCCTGCTGTCATATCCTCTTGTAAAGCTTTTAGAAATAGCTTTTCAAATTTACTGGTTGATTCCATTACATTTATATTTATAATATATTGATGGATTTGCTAAAAAAATATATTGATGAAATAGGTCAAGATTTAGTTTTAGATGATTTTAATTTGAAAGAAGCACAAATGAGACTACCGGCTAGGAAGCATTTTTGGGTAGCTAGACTTATGGATGCAAAAAGAAATCGTAATATTTTAATTAGTAAAAAGAAAAAACTTAAAAAAGAAGTAGTAGTAAAAGTTATAGCTGACTCACCTGTTAGAATAACTCAATCTGCTGCTGAAACAGCTGCTGAAAAGCATGAATCTTTAGTAGTTATTAATGATAAAATAACTGAACTTGATTGTGTTATTGAATATCTTGAAAAAGTAGAAAAAATATTTAGCAATATGCATTGGGAGATAAAAAATATTGTTGATATTAATAAAATGGAGCAGTTATAATGTTAATTTTTGATTATAATACTAGTACTCGTAAAGTTCAGATACGAACTGAAGATAAATCTCTTTTTGATAAGATAAGAGAGCATTTTAGTGTTGAGAATGAAGGAGCTAGATTCGCTAGATATAGAGGACGATTTGCAGCTAGAAGAAAATATGCAATAACTGGTACAGGTGCATGTGAAGTAGGTTTATATTGGGAAATTAGACAATATCTAATTAAAGAACAAATAAAAGTAGATATCGAAGTTACAGAAAAGTTAGATAAAATAGTTAAAGTCGGAAGGAATATTGATTTATATGATAATTTTACATTTAATTTAAGAAAATATCAAAAAGAAGTAGTTAAAAAAGCATTAAAACTTGGTAGAGGTACTTGTGTATTAGGTACCGGTGCGGGTAAAACGTTTACTACTGCAGCTTTAATTGAAAATTATTTTAGAAGTAGTGGAGATAAAGATACTTTTAAGTGTATAATGTTAGTACCAGATCTTGGTCTTGTATCGCAAACGTATGAAGAATTTATGGATTGTGGTACTACCTTTAAATTAACTAAATGGACTGGTAAAACTAAGCCAGATTTAACTGCTAATGTTATTATTTGTAATATAGGTATTGTACAGAGTCAATTTGATAATAACGACTGGATGAAGTATGTTGATCTTCTAATAGTAGATGAGTGTCATAAAATAAAAGCATCAAATAAAGTTAGTAAAATAGTTTCGAAAATAAGAACTCATAACAAATATGGATTTACAGGTACGTTACCTGAAAATAATTTAGATAAATGGTCAATTGTTGGTAAGTTAGGCCCTGTTATATATGAAAAAAGTAGTTATGAGTTAAGATTAGAAGATTATCTTGCTAATGTTAATGTTAAAGTATTAAATCTGGAGTATAGAATACCTCCTCGGTATCTTTCCGATAACAAATATAGAGAAGAATTAGATTATATTTACGAAAGTCCTTTTCGAAATACTTTTTTATCAAAATTATGTAATAAATTAGAGAATAATACGTTAATTTTAGTAAATCATATAAAACACGGTTTAGAACTAGAAGAATATTTAAAAAATAGTGAGGATAAGCAAGTTTATTTTATTAGAGGTGAGGTAGAAGTAGAAGAACGTGATAAAATTAAGAAAATAATGGAGAAAGATAGCAATGTTATATGTATAGCTATGAGCTCAATCTTTTCTACTGGTGTAAATATTAAAAATTTGCATAATATTATATTTGCAGCAGGAGGAAAGTCATTTATCCGAACTGTTCAGTCAGTAGGAAGAGGATTACGTAAACATGCTTCAAAAAATAAGTTAGTTATATTTGATATATGCGATAATTTAAGATATGGCTTACGTCACTGTGAAAAGAGAAAGGATATTTACGAAACTGAAAAGATCAAGTATACAGAAAGTAAAATTCTTGAAAAATGTTAAACATATATTATAATTTATAAAATGGCCGCAAAAGAGAAAAAACCATACTATATAGAACCTAAAGTCTTTAAAGAGTCTTTACGTAAATACTACGATACTGATAATCTAACAGACGATCTAGCAGAAAATATTAAAAAAATTGCTTATGGTCTAAGTTATAATGCTTCTTTTATCAATTATACTTATAAAGATGATATGATAGGAGATGCTTTGATTAAAATGTATTCTGCTCTAAAGCATAAGAAGTTTAATTTTGATAAAGCTACTAATCCTTTTTCATATTTTACTACTATAGCTTATCATGCTTTTATAAATCGCATAAAGAAAGAAAAGAAGCATCATGAAGCAGTTACGAAGTATAAAGAGCGAGTTTATGAAGATTTTATGTCTAATCCAGAAAATACACACGGGCATGTATATGTAAAACCAACTGACGAAGAAAATTCCTTTGAAGATTAATAAACCAAGAGTAGCTATTTTTTCAGATTTACATCTTGGTGTACATTCTAATAGTTCAAACTGGCATAATTATGCAATAGAATGGACTCATTGGTTTAAAGAAGAGTGTAAACGAAAAAATATTAAAGATATAATCTTTTGTGGTGATTGGCATCATAATAGAAGTGAAATATCAGTGAATACTTTGCAGATATCTGCAGATATTTTAGATATATTATGTGATTTTAATATTATTGCTATAACAGGTAATCATGATATTTACTATAAGCATAGAACTGATGTTAACTCATTATCTATCTTTAAGAAGCGTAAAAATGTAACTATTTTAGATCGATTTGATACTATTGAAGCATTTGATCGAACTATTACCTTCTGTCCTTGGAATACAAATATAAAAGAAGTACCTGAAAGTGATATAATTTTTGGTCATTTTGAGATTGAAACTTTTAAGATGAATTCTTATAAAGTTTGTGAAGAAGGACTTAAGGTTAAAGATTTATTGAAAAAGAGTTCATTAATTATATCTGGTCATTTTCATACTAGACATGAAAAAAAGTATGGTAAGGGTACAATACTGTATGTGGGTAATCCTTTTCAAATGGATTTTGGAGATGCAGGAAATGAAAAGGGGTACTACATATTAGATTTAGATACTTTAGAGTATAATTTTACTCCAAATAATATTTCTCCTTCTTATAATAAAGTATCATTAAGTGAATTAGTACGAGAAGGAAATATTACCTCTAATATAATTAATATACTGGCTGGTAACATAGTAAGACTTAAGGTTGATAAAAATATATCACAACCTGATATGGATTTATTACTAAAAAAGCTTTCCTTATTAAGACCTGAAGCTTTAACTGTTGATTATGATATTAATTTTAATCGACTAATAGATGATAGTAATAGTAAAGAAGATTTATCTGGTATTGATATTCCTCAAGCTATAGAAGAATTTGTAAATTTGCTTGAAATAAAGAATAAAAAGGAGATAATAAATTATACTCTTAGTTTATATGAAAAAAGTAAACTTTAAGAAGCTTAGTATTGTAAATTTTTTATCAGTAGGTGAAGATCCCGTAACTGTAGAATTCAGAAAAGGTCTTCATGTTATAACTGGTAAAAATAAAGATAAGCCTGATCGTAGAAATGCTATTGGTAAAAGTACAATAGCAGATGCTTTATATTTTGCTATTTTTGGCGAGACGTTAAGGGAATTAAAAAAGGATCTTATACCTAATAATTTAACTAATGGTAAGACTCATATTGAATTAGATTTTGAGTTAGATTCCCCTAAAGGTAAAAACAACTATAAAATTATTCGTACCTTATCACCTTCTAAAGTATTAATTTTTAAAGACGGAGTAGATAGGACTAGAGATAGTATCAAAAATACAACTGCTTATATTAATAGTGTATTAAGCGCTTCACCTTCTATTTTTCAAAACTGTGTTATTATGACTGTAAATAATGCAGTTCCGTTTATGGCTAAAAATAAAATTGAAAAACGAAAGTTTATTGAGGATATTTTTGGTATGGAGGTATTTAGTACAATGCTTGCTACTTTAAGAAATGAATATAATGAGATATCTAGAGAGCATGATACTCAATTAACTAAATTAGAGGAGATAGATAAAGCTTATAAAAATTATAACGATCAAAAAGAAAAAATCTTACAGACTAGAAAAGATAAAAAAGAAAAATATTTAGGTCGCAAAAAAGATAATAATCTTGAAAAAGAAAAGTTAGAAGAGCAGTTAGATAAAATAGAAGATATAGATACTAATAAGGTTGAAAGTCAAATATCTGCATTAGAAGAAGCAGTTTTAGATCAAGATATAAAAATTGAAAGTAATCTAGAAGCGGTTGCTCGTAATAAAGCTTTAGCTGCTGAGAGGAAAGAAAGATATAAGAAAATGGGTACAGAAGAAGAAAAATGCCCTGTATGTCTTCGACCTATGGAAGAACATGATGCTGAATTAATAGCTAAAGAAAAAGAAAAACTTAAAGCAGCAATTCATGAAGCAATTGAGGATATTAAATATTACTCCGACGGGCTTAAAGAATTAAGAGTTAGAAAAAATAGATTTTTAAAAGCAATTGGTGAATGTCGTAATAGAATATCAGAAGGAAAACTACAAGAACAAAATAAAGTTAATATTGAGCAGAGACTAGAGCAATTAGATAAGTGGCAAGTTGAACTTGAAGGTGATCTTGAAGCTATAGAGTCAACAGATACAGACTTCGACTCTATTATAGAAGAAACTAAAAAACGAGTAAACAAGTTACAAAAAACTGTAAAGAAGTTTAAGAGCGAGTTAAGTAAATTAGATATTGTTAAGTATGTAGTATCAGAAGAAGGTGTAAAATCATATATAGTAAATAAGCTATTAGAACTTTTGAATGGAAAACTTTTACATTATCTTAAGAGACTTGATTCTAATTCGATATGTATCTTTAATGAATATTTCGAAGAAGAAATACTTAATGAAAAAAATAAAGTATGTTCATATTTTAACTTTTCTGGAGCAGAGCGTAAATCGATCGATTTAGCATGCTTATTTACCTTTTCAGATATAAGAAGACTTCAAGGTGGTGTGCGTTATAATATTGCTATATATGATGAACTTTTTGATTCTTCGTTTGACGAAAAAGGTATCGAGTTGATTACATCTATACTTCAAGACAGAGTAGAAGAGCTTGATGAATGCTCTATAGTTATTTCTCATAGAAAGGAATCAATTAAAGCAGTTACTGGTGATGTAATATATCTTCAAAAAGAAAACGGTATAACTACGCGTGTAGATTATATTGAAATGTAACATATATATAGTGATGATAGGACCTTCTCCTTACCCGCAACCTTATGCTCCGCCTATACCAGGTGTACCAACTATTCAACCGGCAGCTAAGGCAATAGCTACAACACATGAGCCTTTATTACCTAAAGAAGCAACCTTACCTAGGTATATAAACTACTTAGCAGATTATTCAGGCTGTGGGCATTGGAGAATATTATGGCCTGAAAATGTAATAAATGGTGAAGGTATAGGTATGTCACAATCCACTACTGCTATGGTAACTAATCCAGCATGGTATACTGGAGTAAAGGCAGTTAAACTTCAAAGACAGGCTTCTACAGCTCAAAAAGAGTTTGTAAAATTTCTCAAACAAATACAACTAGAATTTGGATTCAAAATTATATATGAAGTTGATGATGTAGTATTTAGAGAATGTATTCCTGATTACAATAAGTTTAAATTTGCATTTGATAATGATGAAATAAGACAGAATTGTATTGATATTATTAATATGGTAGATGAAGTTACAGTGACATGTGATTTTATGAAAAGACTCTATCAAGAAAAAACTGGCCAAGAAAAAATTTCAGTTATACCGAATTTTATTCCTTATGGTTGGATGGGTTATCAATTCAATGAGCATAATGTAAGAAAAGCTTATAATAAAAATAAGAAAAAACCTAGAATTTTATATACTGGTTCTGGAGCTCATTACGATGTAGATAATAAAACCGGGGGTAACGATGATTTAACTCAGGTTAGAGATTACATTAGAAAAACTGTAGATGAGTTTCAATGGATTTTTGTAGGGGCATTTCCGCCTACTCTAGTTGATTTAGTACAACAACGAAAGGTTGAATTTTACCCTTGGCAATCATTACTTAAATATCCTAATTTTATTGCTGGTATAAATGCCCAGCTCATGGTAGCTCCCTTACAGGTAAATGATTTTAATAAAGCTAAATCAGATATTAAATTTATCGAAGCATGTATTTTAGGTATACCGTGTTTATGTCAAGATATGGAAACGTACTATACTGCACCTAACAGTTTGAGATTTTCTACAGTAGATGAGTTTGATCATAAAATAAGAAATATTTTAAACTTTAAAAATAGAAATAATTATTTTTCTAATATTAAAAAATTAAGAGCTATAGGAGAAGCTAGAATATTAGAAAGAGAGCCGAATATAGGATCACATCTTGAAGCTTTAAATACTCCTTGGGGCAGTGATGAGAGAAACTTCTTAAAACAGTGGAATTAGGAACTATCTTATTATAATAAGATAGATGTCTTATCGTAATGTAGTTTATGATGGCCGTAATCGTTGCGTAAATTTATTTACGTGGGATACTGACGGTAAAAGAGTTATGCATGAATGCTCTTTTGAACCTTATCTTTATCTTGAAAATACTAGCGGTGAAAAAACTTCTATCTATGGTACTAAATTAAGAAAGCGTAAGTTTAATACTAGTTATGATAGATCTCGTTTTGTAAGAGAATCTAATGTTAAACGAGTTTTTGAAAATATGCCTCCTGCGCAGCAGTTTTTATTAGATCTATACTGGGAGCAGAATGAAGAAGATAAATTTAGTACTCATCCTTTGAAAACGTGTTTATTAGATATTGAGACTTATTCTCCTGATACGTTTCCTGATCCTGAAAATCCTACTCATGTAGTAAATGTAATAACTTGTTATGATAATTTTAGTAAAAAGTTTCATACGTTTGGTATTAAGCCGTATACGGGTGACGGTGTAGATAATCTTAATTATGTTCATTGTAGAGATGAGCGCGAGATGTTTATTAGATTTATTGAATACCTCGAAAGTGATTATCCGGATATTTTGAGTGGTTGGAACTCTGAATTTTTTGATATACCTTATATTATTAATCGTATTGAGCGTATACTTGGTCAAGATTATGTAAATCGACTTTCCCCTTTAGGAAGAGTTCATTTTAGAACTATTAAAGGTCAGTTCGGTAGAGAGCAAAAACGTTATCATATTGACGGTATAGCTTGTTTAGATTATCTAGATGTTTATAAACGCTTTTGTTTAAAACTTAGAGAATCTTATAAGTTAGATGCTATTGGTGAAGTAGAATTAGGTCAACGTAAGATTGATTACGGTGATACTAATCTAGCTACTCTATCTGATGAAGATTGGAATACTTTTATTGACTATAATATTCAAGACGTTAACTTGTTAGTTCGACTAGAAGAAAAATTACAATATGTACCTCTACTACGAAAGTTATCTTATGTTGGACTAACTACGTTAGAGGGTGCGATGGGTACGATTCAAGTAATTAATGGCGCGCTATGTATTAAAGCTAGAAAACGTGGTGAAGTTATTGCTACGTTTTTACGTAATGCTGATACTGGTAAGAATCCAGGTGCATATGTTGCTGAGCCTAAGAATGGATTTAAGAATCATGTAGTATCGTTTGATGCTAACTCTCTATATCCTAATGTGATGATATCGCTTAATACTTCTCCTGAAACTAAAATAGGTAAAGTAGAAAATACTACTGATAAAAAAGTAGTTATACAGCATGTAAGCGGTAAATTATTTGAACTTGATAGACCTGCATTTGCTAAGTTTCTAAAAGATGAGCAATGCGCTTTATCTAAGGCTGGTTTCTTATTTACGCAGAAAAAGAAAGGTATTATACCTGAGTTTTTGGAGTACTATTATAATCAACGAGTAGTTATTAAGAAAGAACTTTTTAAAGCTAAAACTAAACTAAAGAAACTTAAAAAAGATACTCCTGAATATATTGAAGCTAAATATGAAGTAGAAAGACTGAATACTTCGCAGATGGTTATTAAGATTCTTATTAACTCTTGTTATGGGTATATGGGTAATAAAAATGCTCCTATTGGTGATGACGATATTGCATCGTCTGTAACGTTAACTGGTCAAGCTGTTATTAAGTATTCGAATGAACTTATTAAAGAGTTTATTAAAAATGAAATACCTGATATATCTGATAGAGAGTTAGAAGGTTGTATTGTATATAACGATACTGATTCATCTTATGTTTCGATTACCCCTCTTGTTAATAAAGGATTAAAGTTTTTAGATGGAGATGATGTTCATCAAGATACTCATGATAAGATTCAAGAAATTGAAGACTATCTTAATAACGGTGTTCAGGAATGGGCTAAGAAAGCTTTATTATCTAAAGATAGTCGATTTGTTTTTAAACGAGAATGTATTGCTGATGTAGGGGTATTCTTGCAGAAGAAACGATATGTTATGCATATCTTAGATGATGAAGGTATTAAGGAAAATAAATTTAAGTATACTGGTGTAGAAGTTGTTCGTACTACTATGCCTAATGCTATTAAACCTTATGCTAAGAAAATTATTGAAACTATGTTAAGTACTCAATCTTTATCGGAAACTAATAAAGTATTGAATAAAACTTATGATATTTTTAAAGAGCTTACTCCTGAAGAACTAGCTTTTGTTATGGGGGTTAAAGGGTATGAGAAGTATGCTGTAGCTTGTAATGAGTTTAATACTGTAAAGAGTATGCCGATACATGTAAAGTCTGCTTATTTTTATAATCTACTATTAGATAAGCTTAATACTGGTAATAGGTATGAAGATTTAAGTTCTGGTGATAAGGTACGTTATATGTATGTTGAAAAGCCTAATAAATACGGTCTTGATAGTATAGGTTTTAAATATGAGTATCCTAAAGAGTTTAAAGATATCTTTAAAATTAATTATGATAAAATGTTTGAAAAGATTCTCTTTCAAGGAATTGAACGTTTTTATGATTGTGTAGGTTGGAAGATTCGTAAACCTGCTGAAAATGTACAAGTTGAACTATTTGACTTGTTTAGTAAATAACATCACTATGCCAGTACAACCAGGTGGATATCTTGACAAGCCAGAAGATGATAATACCTATAAAGCTCACCCTGCTTTCAATAGAGGTAAAGCTAAAGGTATTTTAGAAACTTTAGCAATTATTAGGAACATTATAGTAGGAACTGATGATGGTTCCGGAACTATTAATTCAGAAGAAATAGAAAAAATTAGAAGAGCAGTTTTTCTTTTAAAAGATGCATTAGAACATGCTTCAGATAAATCTACTTATCTATCAAAACAAGCTAAAGAAGCTTTAGCCGAGGCTCAAAAAGTAGCAAATACTTTAAGATTTCAATAAAAAAAAGTGGATTATAAAAAAAATTAATTAAAATAATATTATGGCAGATAAAAAATCAATTAAAACTATCATTGATCATATTGGTAGAACTGTAATTGGTGTTATTAAAGCTGAAGATGCTAAAACTCTTACTTTAACTAACCCAGTTATTATTCATGTACAACCTGATCAAAGTACAGGGCAACTTCAAGTTCAATCATTTCCTTATATCTTTATGGAATTTTTAAAAGACAAAGAAAAGAACGATTGGGTTTTTGATAAGAGTGCAATTAGCGTATCAAACGTTGAACTAGATGAACGTATTACTACTCAGTACGACAATATTAATAATCCAAATCCTCCTATTCAGCAAGAGGCTAGCGAACCTGAAGTAATTCAACTCTTTGATGACGAAGAGAAAAAAGAAGAAGAAAAAGAACCAGCTACAGTTTAACATATAGCAAGGTTTATGTATAAATATTTTTACTATGAAACTAACTAAATACACACATAATCCAATCGCAGAAATTGAAAGAGCCTTCGACGGTTTTTTTAATTTAACGCCAGTCTTTCACCAGTTGGAAGAAGTATACAAAACAGGAGATCAAGTCCGATTCTCATCGGATGAAGATGCACTAAGCGTGCAAATTGATCTACCTGGAGTCTCGAAAGATGATTTAGATCTTTCTACAGACACTGATCAACGCGAAGTTTATATCAAAGCTAAGCGTAAAGTTAAAGCCCACGACGGAGAAAAAGAACAAACCTATAATAGGTCGTTCTCAGTAGGAAGAGAGTTTGATTTAAATAAAATTAAATTCTCTTATATTAATGGAGTTCTTGAGGTTGATGTACCTCGTAGAAAGAAAGAAGAATATATTAAAACTTATACAGTTTAGAGTCCAGTTATTGTTATACGGGCCTAGCTAGCCCAACCCGGGTGTGCCTGAATAAACATTTTAAGCAAGAGTGTTAAAGGGACCGTAACGTACATGGAGGGTCAACTGACTATTAAGTGTAAAGAAGCGGGGCACAAGTAGGTAAAAAGATGAAACTGCATCTTGCTCACTGAAAGTTGGAGGTTACCAGCCAATCCTCTCACCCACCTTTAAAGCCCCTATATATAGGGGCTTTTTTTATTGATAAATTTTAGTAGTATATTATAATCTTATATATGGATAAAGATATTACTAGTGCTTTAGACGCTATCGATAAAGTTAACCCTTTCGCTACTTACCTTGATAACAATACTTTAAGTCATGTTGGTGAGTGGATTGATACTGGGTCATATGTACTGAATGCTATCATTTCTGGTTCTATTAATGGTGGTATTCCTAAAGGAAGGGTAACTATGCTTGCTGGTGAGTCTATGACTGGTAAGTCTTTGTTTGTTCAAAAGATTTTAGCTAAGGCTCAAGAAGAAGGACTTATTCCAGTTATCTTTGATACTGAAAATGCTATTGATCCCGAAGGGGCAGAAAGACTTGGTCTTGATATCAGTAAAGTAAAATACGTTCCTTGTACTAGTATTGAGCAAGCTAGGAACTCTTTATATAAGTTCCTTACTTCTGTTAAAGAAAAAGGGCTTGAAGGTAAGTTTATCGTAGCTATTGACTCATTAGCTAACTTACAGTCTGAGTTAGAGCTAACTCGTATGAGTAAAGATAGTACTTCATCAGATATGGGTACTAAAGCTCGAGCTATGAAGACGTTAATGCAGACTTGTACTAATTTAGGCTCTGTAACTCAAACTACTATCTTATGTACTAATCATGTTTATGATGACCCTGCTGCTCTTTTTCCTTCTATCGAAAAGAATATGCCCGGAGGTAAGTCTTGCATCTATTTACCTTCCGTAACTGTGCAATTAGCTCGTAAGCCTATGAAAGATGATGGAGGTAAGACTGTAGATGGTGAGTTAGCGGTAGGTCAGAAGAAATATTCTGGTATTATTATTAGAGCTCTTACTCGTAAAAATAGATTTATTAAGCAGTACTTAGAAGGTGAAATGTATCTTTCTTTTTCTTCAGGTTTAGATAGATATTACGGTCTAGTAGACTTAGCTGTAGGTGTAGGAGCAGTAGTTCAAACTGGTGCTACTTATCAGCTTGAAGATGGTACTAAGTTAGGTTATTATAAGAATTGGAGAAAGGATACTAAGCTTTGGGAAGAAACTATTTTACCTAAAGTAGAAGATCGCATAAGTCAAGAATGGTCTTATAGTAACAAAGAAGAAGAAATACCTGATGAATTAGGTGAATTAGATAATTTAATTAATGAAAAAGAAACTAGTACTAACTCTTAGCGGTGGAATGGACTCTTCTGTGCTGTTATATATGGCACAAGATAGGGGGTATGATGAAATACATACATTAACCTTTGATTACGGTCAAAGACATAGACGTGAACTTAAATGTGTTGACAAGCAGATTACTAACTTTAGAGAAAAATATAAGAATATTGAAGTAACTAATAAAGTTTTAGATGTAAACTATATTAAAGATATAGCTCCTACATCTTCTTTAACTAATACTGATATTGATAATCCTGATATTAGTAAAATAGCAGGAGATGCTCAGCCTGTATCTTATGTACCGTTTAGAAACTTAATGTTTTTATCTATTTGTTCTGCTTATGCTGAAAGTGTAGATGCAGATACAGTATGGTATGGTGCTGCTCAAGTTGATTCGTTAGCAGGCTACTGGGATGGTAGTGAAGAGTTTGTAGATACGGTAAATAAAGTAACTGAACTTAATAGAGAGAATAGAGTTAAAATTGAAGCTCCTTTACTTGTTATGTCTAAAGCTGAAATTATTTTAGAAGGTATTAAATTAGGAGTAATTTTTAAAGATACCTGGACGTGCTATTCAGATAGAGAAGATGGAGTTGCAGATGCTACAACGCCTTCAAGTAGTATGAGAATTAAAGGCTTTATTGATGCGGGGTATGAAGATCCTATAATATATTTACAGCAAGGTAAAATAAATAAGCTGTATAATGAAAATAATTGTGAGATATGTGCTTAGAGACCGTAACGTCTAAGTTCTTCTAACTGCCAATGTGTTTTAGGCTTATATTTTTCTTTAAATGACTGATTCTTAACTTCAGTCTTTTTATTACGTTCATCAGAAGCAGATTGCTCAGTAAGATATGCTGATGTATCTGTCTTATGTGATTCGAGCATAGGTTTCATTACTATAGCTTCTTCTTCATCTTCACCGTTAAGTTGCTTCATTGCGTGCTTTTTCTTATCATCATCAACTAAAGCAGCTAAAACTTCCTCGTAATCATCGGGCACGTTTTCATCTGATTGTTGCCCGATATCAAAGTCATCAAATTCGTTATCTTCATCTTCTACTTCGTCAATACCTTCTTCGTACTCATTAGCAGGGCCTTCTGGTTCCATAGGCTCCGGTCCCTCTTCATAATCTTCTTCGGGCTTCATAACAGCTACTGCATTATCAGTAAACTTTCCTACATCTCTACGAATTGCAGCTTCAACTTTTTCTTCTCCATGAGCTTTTACAGCTTTAGCTAGAGGAGAATCCGGATCAGTTGAAAATTGAACAGTATTACCTGAAACATCTACTCCATCTTCATTAGCATATTTTACTACTAATGATTTAACTTCATCTACTTTATCACTATCTGCTACTCTTATCTCAACCATAGTAGTTGGATCTTGTTTAGCCATTTTAATACTATCTAAAGCTTCTCTTTCAGCTTGACCAATATCATCAACAGTATCTTCAACAGCATCACTTACATCTACCCCTGCTTTAATATCTTTAGCTAATTTTCTAGCAGCTTCTCTAGTTTCATTTTCTGCTTTTTGTGCAGCATATTTGTCTTCTTTACCTCTATTTACAGCTGAACGTTTAATATAAGTAGCTAGATCACTTTCTACTGCTTTAGCTATTTTATCTTTATTTTTTTCTATTACATCTTCTTTTGCATCTAAAAGAGCTAATAAATTATTTTTTTTAGCAGCAAAACCTGACCCTTTTTTAGCTGCAGCAAGTTCATCATCGCTAATTAACTCTAAATTATAGAGTGTAGTTCTAATAAAATTAATAGTATCTAAAGGAGCTGAACTAAATCCTGCAGATTTTAAATCTTTAGTAACACCACCAAAAGAAGAATGATATTTAGCATATGGAGATCTTTTAGCTTCAGTTAGAAACTCCGACCTGTTGAATAAATCATTAAAGTGACTAAAATTATCTGTGATTTCGAAGGAACTCATATAATATATTTATACCTATGAAGCTTAATTATAAGGATTTTAATAAAATGTCTGATAAACAACTCCGAAAACTACCTGGAGTTGGTAGAACTACTGTAGCTCGAATAGTAGGTTTTAGACCTTTTAGAAATAATAATGATTTATTCAAAGTAAAAGGATTAGGAGCAAAAACTCTTAAAAAATTAGGTATAGTTAAAGATAAAAAGAAGAAGAAAAAATGGTATACTATAGATGGTATTGATTATCCTGATACTTGTTTAGCTAAAGATAAAAAATATGGAACTATAGATTTCTTTTGGCGTATAGATAAAGATAAAAGAGAAAGTATAAGTGAACCATCTCCTTGGGTTTTAAGAATGAGACGTATTAGTGAGCGTATAAGAAGAGAAGGGCCTGAAGGTACTATGAGTAAGTATGTAGATAATTCTTATATGTGGGAAGAAGGATTTAAGTTTGATTGGGAAGATTGATATATATCTATACTATATTAAAATACTGTATGTGTGCTATCTTTGGTTCTTTTAATACTTCTATGTTTGAAGTTTTGTATGAAGCTAATAAAGAAAGAGGTAACTTCGCTAGTAGTATAGTAAGTTTATCTGACGATGATCAGTTTATAAAAAAGAAAAGCGGAGATATAGACTTTGATAAATATACTCATCAGCCTAAAACTCATTACTATTTAGGTCATGTTCAAGCACCTACTTCAGTTATAAGAAATTGGAAATATGAGACGTCTCATCCATTTGAATCTCTCTCGTGGTTAGTAAGTCATAACGGAGTTTTAACTAATCATAAAAAACTTAATAAAATTTATGGATTAGTTGGTAGTGTAGATACTGATACTATAGTTAATCTTTTAGAGTTTTTTACTCATGCTGAACATAAAAAAGGTAAGGTATTAGTTAATACTAAAAAAATAGTAAAAGATACCTTAGAGTGTTTATCAGGTACTTTTGCTCTAAGTATTGTTCATTGCGATACAAATGAAGTTTTTATAGCAAGATCTGGTTCATTATTACATTATAATAATAATGGTGATTATTCTACTTTAGCAGGTGAAGGTTTAAAAGAACTACCTGAAGGGGTTATTATGAAACTTAATAAAAAAACTCATAGGTGGAATAAACTTTGTAAGTTTAAACATGATTCGCCTTTTTCGTTTATATGATTGATACAATGATATTCTCAGCTACTGCAGGTAAAGATACTGATACTTTACTCTGGAAAACTAGTGAAAATTCTTCTGTTATTTTTAAACAAAATAATAAAGACTCACTTCAAAAAGCTTATAATAAAGCAATAGATTTTGCTATGCAAGAAAATATTCAAAATCTTGTTTTAGTTCATGACGATGTTATATTAGAAAATTTTACTGATGATAAATTAAAGAAGTTATTTGAAAAATATGATGTAGTAGGTTGTGCAGGAACTGATAAAGTTAGCTTAGTTAAACCTGCTCTATGGCATATTATGGGTGGAGGGCTAGGTTCAAAAAATCTGTATGGTGCAGTAGCTCACGGAGACGTTGACAACAAACATATGACTCCATTTGGAAGTTACCCTAAGAGAGTAATATTAATAGATGGAGTTTTTATGGCTATAAAAAGGAAAGTATTTCAAAAAATAAAATTTGATGAATCGTGTCCTTCGAAGTGGCATTTTTATGATTTAGATTATTCGATGCAATGTCATAAAGCAGGATTTAAGGTAGGGGTAGGTGATATTTTAATAACGCATAATTCTCCTGGACTTAAAGAATTTACTGATGAATTTCATCAAGGTCAAGACTGGTTTTTAGATAAGTGGAAAACGAAGTAAAATATAATATTATATCATTGTGAGTAAACTGGACTTAGATTATTTTGAAAACGTCCTTATTTACAAGTCGTTAACGGATGGTACATATTTAGCGTCTATTGCTGACTTTATTAAGCCTGATTATTTCAAGAATAAAGCTATAGCAAGTATTTTTGCTATAGTAAAAGATTTTTCTGAAAAGCGTAATAAGTTACCTACTGTAACTGAAATTAAATCTTACTTAGTAACTGATGATCAAAAGAGTTCGTTTAAAGAATTAGTACAATCATTCAATGATATAGATAAAAATCTTGATAAAGAAGAGCTATATGATAATACTGAGCAATTTTTGAAAGAGAAAGCAGTTTATCATACTATGCTTAGTGTAGCTGAAGATGTATCTAAAGGTAAAGTTGATACTTCTGAAGTACTTAATAAGTTTGAATCGTCTTGTAATATTAGTTTAGTAACTGATTTAGGATTGGATCTATATGATAATATTGATGAGCTGATAGCTGATATAAATTCTGTTGAAAGACATATACCGAGTAAATGGGAATGGTTAGACGAAAACTTAGGAGGTGGTTTTTTAGAAGCTGGTAAGTCTTTGTACGTATTTGCTGGTGAAACTAATATTGGTAAGTCTATTTTCTTAGGTAATATAGCTCATAATATAGCTAAAGAAGGTAAAAACGTACTATTAGTAACGTTAGAGATGTCTGAGTTGCTTTATGCTAGAAGAATATGTACTAACGTTACTAAAATACCTATGAAAGAAATGGTAGGTAATGCTCCTGCTATTAAGCATGCTATTAAAGACGAGAAGGGTAAAATTTTTATTAAAGAGTTTCCTCCTTCGACTATAACTCCTACTCAGCTAAAAGGATTTATTAATAAGTTTCAAGATAAAGGTATTAAACTTGATGCTATAGTTCTTGACTATCTAAATTTAATGCATTCTACTATGGGTAATAATTCTTATGAACGTATTAAGCATGTAACTGAGCAAGTTAGAGCTATGAGTTATGTATTCGAATGTCCTATTATATCAGCTACTCAGTTAAATAGAGCTGGGTTTGATACTGATAACCCTGATCTTGCTACTATCTCTGAATCTATAGGATTAGCTGCTACTGCTGATGTTATATGTTCTATTTTTCAAAATGAAGAAGATAGAGAGTTAGGTATTATTAGATTAGGTATGATGAAAAATCGTTATGGGCCTCGTGGTAATACTCAAGCTATGAGAATTAATTATTCTACTCTTACAATTGAAGAAGCTGATGATATTGAGTTTGAAGATGATGGTAATGAAACTCTAAATGCTTTAGCTGGCCTTGCATCATAAGGAACTTTTAGTAAATACGCATAGTGAATATCCAAATATGGACGGATACAGATTTACATGGAGCTGGCGCTACATTAGTATTGAAGTGGTTATATAGTAAAAGTAATGTGTTTAATATAAACGATGTTACTGAATCTACATTTTCGGGTAAGTTTAAAGGTGCATTGAATACGTTAGATCATTATGATAGAATTTTCATAGTAGATTTGGATTTAAATGAAGATCAAGCAAAGTTAGCGGATAGAAAAAATGTAGTAATTATTGATACACATAAAAATCACTCTAACCATAAAGGGCTGTATAAGCAGGCTAAAGTTTTAATAGATGAAAGTTTTTATTCTTGTATAGATTTAATTAGTAATAAGTTTGAAAAACACTTATCTCTTAACGCTAATCAATTAGCTTTACTTGATATAATCAAAAAGTATGATTGGTATAAAACTAACAATAGCGATTCCTTAAAGCTTAATGCAGTTTATTATAATTTAAATTCTCCTAAAACTGAAAATTTTATATCTTGTTTTGAAAAAGGGTTTACAGAATTTAGTATTCAAGAAAAAAATTCTATAAAATTATTCTTTAAAAAATTTAAAGAGCAACTAAATGGTAATGAAATTTTTAAAGGTAAGATAAAAGATTATGAAGTAGTTGCTTCATTTGGTAATTATGCAGTAGGAGAATTAGCTCACTTTTTATTAAACAAGTATAATGCTGATATTAGTATTATAGTTAATACTAAAACCAAAACTGTTTCATTTAGAAGAAGAAAGGATTGCGATGTTGATGTAAGTTTGTTAGCTAAAAAATTATGTGATGGAGGAGGCCATACAGCATCTGCAGGAGGTAAGCTTACAAATCGATTTGCAACTTTAACAAAACAATTTACTCATGTTAACAACTAATACTCCCAAAGCACCCTCAAGTACGTTAATAAAAGACGAAACAGAACACTTGTTGTTGTGTTTTTGTACATTTTGCTCGCAGCTAAAAGGCAAAAAATTATCTTTACAAAATATTTTTATACTAGTTTTACAAGAAGAAAAAATAAGAAATATACTTAAGGAACTTTTAACCATTGAAACTAATTTTGATGTAGTTAAACTATTTATAGACTTTGAACCCTCTATAACTAAATCGAAATATATTACAAAGTTCCTTAATTCCAATTCAAATATTAAGTTATGATTACTGAAAAAGAGAAGCATATATATAATAGTTTTTTATACGCTTCTCGTAAGGCTAAAAACAAGCCAGTTCGTTTAAGACAAAATTTTGAAAACTTACAAAGCGAACATGAAGTAGCTCTTAAAAAGCTAAGTCAGTTATTATCAAAATACACTCATATAAATTATAGTGATTTTTTTATAGCCCCGTATAAAGTATATGGAGCTGATAATTATTTTGATTTAACGTTTTTTAATACAAGAAAAGCTATAAAATGCTATACTCTTTATTGTAAAGATAAGCAAATACAAGATCCTGATAGTGAAGAGTCAGTAGAAACGTTAAGAGAATGTCTAAAGTTTATTTTTAACTTCTGTATTGATCAAAAAATTACTTTATCTACATATAAAAATTTTATTGAAGAAGGAGGAGCGTTACCTTTAATATTTACCCACTTAAAAAATCACAAAATCAATTTTTATACTCTACATTCTTTAGATATGGATCCCGTAGTAAAAAGACAAGATGATGTATTAACTTGGGTAATAAGTGATTTTTTTGATTTATACAATAAGACGCGAGTAAAGTTTATTAGTTCTAAACTCCTAAAGGAAAAAGCTAAAAAAGGAATAAAAATAATAGAGCAAAAGCTCTTGAAGTTTAGCTCCTAGTCATTATAATAGTGATATGAGTACTTTTAATAGTTCAATGTTTCAATCAATTAAAGATGCGCTAGCTAGCTCTGATAGTAAGGGTTCTGCTACGTTTAACGAGATTATGCCTACTAAAGTAGGTAATACTTATACGGTAAGACTTTTGCCTTTTGCTAAAGATCCTAGTAAGACTTTCTTTCATTACTATAATCATGGATGGAATTCTTATGCTACTGGTCAATATGTTCAGACGCTTAGTCCTCAAACGTTTGGTGAGCGTGATCCTATTGCTGAAGAGCGCTTTAAGGTTCTTCGTACTGGTAGTGAAGAAGAAAAAGAAAAGATGAGCGCTGTTCGTCGTTTAGAAAAGTGGTTGGTTAACGTATATGTAGTTGATGATCCTACTAATCCGGATAATAATGGTAAGGTAAAAATTCTTCGATATGGTAAGCAGCTTCAAAAAATTATTACTGAAGCTATTGAAGGAGAAGACGCTGAAGAGTTTGGTCCTCTTATCTTTGATTTAGGTAGTGAAGGGGTTAACTTTAAAATTAAAGTAGAGCAGCAAGGTGACTTTCCTACTTATGTTTCTTCTAGATTTACTTCGGCTGGAAAGATTGATCTATCTGAAGATGAGCAAAAAGATATCTATGACAGTGCTTTTGATTTAACTGAAGTGTTTACTCTTAAGTCTTATGATGATCTTAAAGAGATGTTTAATGAGCATTATTATTGCAAGACTGGAGATGAACCTCAAGATACTTCAGCTCCTGTTCCTACTGTTACTGAAGTACCTGCTGAGCCTGAGCCCGCAGTTGTCTCAACTGAGACTGTTGAAGAAGATATTGATGAACTACTAAAAGATCTTTAATATGGATCAAGCAATGACACCAGAGCAAAAGGCCATGGTCATGCAGTTTATGGGCCAGACGTACGGAGCTATGCATAAGCAAGATCAAAATATTGTAGGTCAAACTGCTAATTTAGGACCTAAGTCTCAAGAGATGAAAAATATTTTTGAGCAAACTGCAAGAATGCCTGTAGTAAATCCTAATATGGTTAATCAAAGTCCTTCACCTCAAGCACCTCCTGCTCCTGCTCCTGCTCCGCCTCCAGTTCAAGAAATTAAAACTGTTACTCCCGAAGAAGCAGCTCAAGAAATTGCTGGAGTATACCATACTGATAATCCAGTAGATGATCAAGGTGAGTTTGATTTTTCTGAACCTCCTAAAATTGATCAATTAATTGAGTTAATTAAAGAACAAACTTTGATTTTAAAAGATATTAGCGTAAAATTAGGTAATGGCAAATCAACTAAGACTAAGCGACAAAAGTGAATTTTTAAAGTTTTTAGACGCTATTTCAAAAATAAACGATCAAGGAGTAATTCTTGATATTGAAAATGAAAAGGTGTCTAGTTTAGTATCTAGTTTAGATAGTACTTTAATACTTTGTTCCGAATATAATACTAAGTTATCTTTTGAAGATAAAATTAACGTACCTGACGTTAAAAAATTAAGACATGTGTTAGATACTATTGAAAGTAATAATGTAGAGTTAACTATTAACTCTAATAATCTTCAATATAGTGGTTGTGACGTAAAGTTTAAATATCATCTTTATGAAGAAGGTTTTATTAATAGACCTAATATTAATTTAGAAAAAATAAATGGGTTTAAGTATGATGTTGAATTTGAATTAGATAAAAATTTATTAGGTAAAATATTTAAAGGTAGTACTTTTGCTTCTGAAACTAATAAATTATATTTTTATACTGAAGATGGTTTATTAAAGGCTGAGTTAACTGATAGATCTAGGCATAATACTGATAATTTTACTATTAGTTTAGGTGCTGCTGATTTTAATTTGAATCCTGTACCTATTAGTTTAGATAATGTTAGATTACTATCTATTATTAATGATAAATTTAATGTTAAAATTAATACTGAGTATGGGGTAGTTATATTTGATATTCAGGATAATGGTATTAAATTGAAGTATATAATATCCGCTTTAACTCAATGACAAAAAATCAAACTAAAAATAAATTAAAAACTCCTAGTTATTTTATTAAACGCTTAAAAGATAATGATTTTGTAACTTTACGTATTTTTGATAAGTATAGTGAATCCGATCCACGTAAATGGACTGTTTTAGTAGACCCATCTGGAGCTTCTGTTTATATTACTTGCTTCGAAAATACTCCTTTCAAAGGTGAATATCTGTTTAATTTTAATGACGGTAATCAAAATTTTAAAAGTAGTTTTAGTTTAAAAACACATTCTATTGAAGTAGTAGTTAGAAAGCTCTTAGAGTCAGGAGCTCGTCAAAAAAAGGATGATAAGTTTTTGAATAAATAATTATATGTCTGATGAAGATATAGATAATCATAACTTTCAAGAAGAAGATGAAGAGTTGAGAGAAATGGTTGAAAAAGCTCTTAGGCAGAGTATAAAGGATAAAAAGACTTTTAAGCGAAGAAGAGATTTAGCTCATAGAATATCAAATATTATAGCTGAATATTTAGATTCATATATATTATTGGGTTTTGATTTTCAAGGTAGACATTTAGATATAAAATCCGCATCAACTCCTCAGCAAGTAGAAGCTTTAAACTCATTTTTATTAAAATATTTTGCTCAAGAAACTCAATCAATGAAAGGATTAAATCAAGGTCCAGATGAAATATTGTAAAAGAGATTTATATGCAGTTCAAACAGGTGACTATGTTGGTCAGATGTTTGCTATAGTTAAACCTACTAAAAAATTTGTTGGATGTTTATCTATTCCTAAAATGGAAAATATTGAAGTTCCGGTAGAATCGTTTGATAACGGAAGGAACCAGGATATAATAAAGTACGTGGAGAAGCTACCGAAGAGTGTATATTCTGTAGTTGAAGCTCAATATAAAAATAATGAAAACTCTAATAATAGACGGCAACAATTTAATACACCGAACATTTCATACAGCAAAGATTCAGTCAAAGAAGTCGAAGAATCATAATGATTATCAAGTAAGTAACTTTCATATTTACTTTACGCTTAACGCTGTTAGCTCCTACGTGAAGCAGTTTTTACCCGATACTACAGTATTTGTATGGGATGAAAAGAAAGACTATAAACCTAATATACGAAAGAGCATCCTTAAAGAATATAAAGGTAATAGATCTAAAGATCCTTCTCCTCATGCTAATAATGAAATAATAAAATCGATATTACTTTCAATGGGTATAAATTCTATCTTTCCTAGAGAGTTAGAAGCTGATGATATAGTATCATATATTTGTAATGAACATAAGGGTTCTAAAGTAATTTTGTCAGTAGATAGAGATTTCTTGCAGTTAGTAAATTCTGAAGTAATGTTATACGACCCTGTTCGTAAAACTTTTTTTGATAAAGATAGTTTTGAAGATTTAACAGGTTATAAAGATGTATATGATTGGTTTACTGCAAAATGTTTAACTGGAGATAAGTCTGACAATATATCAGGTATACCTGGCTTTGGAAAAGCTAAAGTTAAGAAATTTCTTGAAGGAGAAATAAAACTAACTACTGAGCAAGAAGAAAAATATTTTACTAATAGGGATTTATTTAGATTAGACTTATACGAAGACTATAAAAAAGAAAAAGAGTATTATTGTGAGCAACTAAAGGTTGAGGTAAAGCCCGATTATAAAGCTTTTTTAAATTACTGTGAAGAGTATTCTTTTAAGCGAATTTTAGATAATAGAGAAACTTGGCATAATTTGTTTTTTATGAAAAGTCTATATAATAAATTAAATGATATCGCTTCCTGAAGACTTTGTTATACTTAAGTTTTATGAATTAGGTTTTTATCCTAAGTATAATAAATTTAATAATGTATATCAATGTAGTTGTCCTATATGCAGAGAAGGTAAGTCATTAGGTAGAAAAAGAAGATGTTATTATATTCCTAAAAATGAAAATATTTTCTGTCATAACTGTGGATGGTCAGGCAAACCTTTAAGATGGATTAAAGAAGTATCTAATAGCTCTGATGAAGATGTCATAAATGAACTAAAGCAATATGTCCCTGATGCAAAAGATTTATCAAATAATAGAAACGAAGTTAGAGAAACTATTCAAGTTGAAACCTTACCTAAAGACAGTATTAATTTGTCTGATAAGTTTCAGCTTGACTATTATAATAACAACTCTGTTGTTACAGCTGCTAGATATCTTATTAAAGAACGTAGATTAGATACTGCAGTTAATAAGCCTGATAATTTATATATATCTTTAGTTGATAGAGTTCATAAAAATAGGCTTATTATACCATTTATAAATGAAAATAAAGAGATCGAGTTTTATCAAACTCGTACAATTTTAAATAAAGATAATAAAACTAAACCTAAGTATTTGGGTAAGGTACAAGCTGAAAAAACACTATTTAATATAGATAAAGTAACTAATGACCATGATAAAGTTTACATATTTGAAGGTCCTATAAATGCTTTCTTTACTAAAAACTCTATAGCAGTAGCAGGTATTACTGAAAGAGGTAGATCGTTTACTGGTAGACAAGAACAGCAATTAAATTCTACTCTCAAGTGGTTTGATAAAGTATGGATATTAGACTCTCAATGGGTAGATCAAGCTTCTTTAATAAAATCTGAAGTATTATTAAAGCAAAACGAAAAAGTATTCATATGGCCTGAGAAGTTTGGTAAGCGCTTTAAAGACTTTAACGATATAGCTATAGCAGCTGAAATAGATGAAATAAGATGGGAGTTTATAGAAAAAAATACCTTCGAGGGTCTCGAAGGTATTGTAAAGTTATCTGAAATTAAAAAATTTCGTAATTTAACTGCTTAGACGTGTTTAAAAGAAGGATTACTTGTTTGAGCTAAATAACCTTTAAATGATTCTGTAACTCCTGCAAGTTCAGTAGCTACACGAGCTAACTTCCGTTGTTCCGAAGCTTTCATTCTATCAAAAATCGTATCAGGTTCAGCATTAGCTAGTTTCTGTTGAATAGAATTAGCTTCTTCACCATTTAAGTAATCTAAAAATTCTTCCATCTTTCCTATCCAACCTCTAAGCTCTTCTTTCATAGCTTCATTTCTATCATTTACTGCTTGAGCTGCTTTTACATTAGGATCCTCATCTACAACCGTATCATCTACTTCTACATCAACATCAAAATCTTCAGGGTTAGTATTATCATCTAATTGTGATTCAAATGCTTCCCTTTCATCATCTACTTGTTCATGTAATTTACTAAAAAAACGTCTTTCGAATTTGGTCATAAAATTATTTAGTCTCTAGCATAAATAATTATATGCCTTCAAACGAATTTCCTTATAGTACAACGCCAGAAAGGAATCCTATTGCATATAGTATGCCCGTAAAAGGTCAAATGG